CCTTTTTCAATTTTTATGTGTGATGTGTAAGTTTGTTTTCCGAATGATGGATCAGAAACTTGCACCTCAAGTACGGCGCGGATTGTCTCATTTGCTATTGTAACTGAGCTTTCTGTGCTTGTGTACATAACAGAAACTACGCCATTAGCCCAATCAGATCCGCTATTTGTTGATGGTTGAGATTTTGCAGCTATTAATGATGTGGATCTATCTGGCAAAGTAATAGCGGCGCTCACAGTTGACGATGGATCTATAATCACTAAAGCGCCATCTTTTTTAAGCGTTGCTTTTATCGCTATATCATCGCCTATCGTAATTGTAATCATAATGACCTCAATCTAAGTCTATATTAGTTTCTGATTTTAACACAATATTATTATCTTTTTTTAGTGTAACGCTAGTCTCTAAATCTATCGTTAGCGTCTCAAACTGAGCCGGAGCGCTTGATGGCATCGATACATTTCCCACAGCTGTTGATACGGAAACCCCACTAACCGAAACAGATCCAGATTTATTTATTGATACGTTTCCGATATTTGTCTGCGCCGAAACACCAGTGACAGATATTGATCCCTCTACAGATATCGACACGTTACCGACAGCCGTTGACGCTGAAACGCCTGTTGCCGCTACAGATAGATTGTTAATTATACCAACATTACCTACATTTGTCTGCGCTGACACGCCGGTAACACCTATTGATCCGGACTCGGTAAATGTCACATTACCAACCGCTGTCGATGCGGAAACACCGGTGACACTGACAACCAGGGCAGATGTTGTGGAAACATTTCCCACAGCGGTTGATGCACTAACACCTGTGACAGGCACAGATCCAGATTTTGAAGCTGATACACTGCCTACTGCGGTCGGAGCTGATACGCCTGTTATTGTGACACTTGCAGAGGATGACGCTGTTACTGAGCCAACGGCTGTGGGTGTTGATACGCCGGTAACACCGACTGATCCGGACTCTGTAAAGGTTACATTACCTACAGCGGTGGCAGCCGAAACACCTGTTGCTGCTACAGTTGTTCCACTGCTTGCCCCAGTGGTCTGGTCATAACCAATGTTGTTTCCTGTGCTTCCAGCTCCGATTAGTTGAGAGCCTGATTTTAGTGTAAAGTCGTAAGTTTCAGCGGTTGGGTTAACAAACTCTGTTGCGGATACAATGCTCTGTATTGAGTTAGCACCAGGAGCAGAGGTATTGCTTGCAGCATTATAATCACCAGTATTTGTTCCGCTGAACTGTGACCACGTGCAATCTACGACTACGTTATCAGTACAATCTGTGGATGCATCGCTAATGCCGTAGTCACATTCTGCGACAGTACAACGTCTGACAGTTTCAACACCACGAATACCATATCGAGATCCTCCGTCATTAAATCCTGCAATACAAACATCTTCTGCTATGACATTTGAGCCACCGACTTTATAGATCGCATACGTTGATACAGTAGCGCGGTTAGGATTAAATAATTTACACTCTCGTATGTGATTCCCTGTCCCGTTAAGTCCTACCAACGTAAAACCGGTAAACGTGCTGTCTGGCTGCATGTCATCAAATCCGATCATGCCATGATAGCCGCGAGCCAATGTTATTCCGTAAGATGTACCTGTAAGTCTTAGAGCGACTGCCTCACCAGTTACTTGTCTGATTGTTATAAATTTAGTCGCTGTGCCACCAGTGAGAGCATTAGTTGTTGGGCTTTCTGTGTACGTCCCTGCATAAACATCTACAAAATGTTCTTGATCAGCTTGTGACGCCCAGTTGGTAGCGTACCAGTCGATAGCGGCTTGTATTGTTGCGTGATTCTTACCACTACCGACTGTGCGGATTGTCATTTAGGCGTTCCAGTTTTCCGGTAACTCATAAACAAAAACTTCGGACTGTGGCAATGCACCGCCCCAGTTGCTTGATACGTAAATTCGATTGCCCGCTACGTTCATAGCGGCTGGTGCTTCGTCCCTGTAATCTCCGGCATAGGTGTTATAAGTGCTACCAACTCGATATATACGTGCAATCGACTCATCTTTTGTCTCAATCATTATCAATTGATTATCAGCCCATGCGCCTGCATCTTGCGAGTAAGTATTGATAAATAACCAGCCTTTTCGTGAAGCAGGCACTTTGCCGTAATGAAAATTAATCGACCACTGAGGGTCTAAGGTTACATGAGACGTTGGTGTAACTAATGTTCCATCATCGGCATAAATAGCATCAGTACGATCAGTGCGACTATTTTGAGATACAAACATTTCCCTTAGTGCTGCATCATAAGCCCAACCCGAATGCTCAGAGCCTACAGAAATTTGCACTGGTGGACTCGCTGACCAATTAAAATCTTTAGGCCATAAATGGCCACCATCAAACCACGTACCCACAAATAAAGCACCGTGGCCACCATAGGATGAATCGTCCCATTTACGCGCTGTGTGGATAATAACGCCTGTGCCTTCTGGATCACATTCCACCATATTTGGTCTATCTGTAAATTCTGTTTTGGCTTTTTCTTGATCTAAATTTGACCCTGCTAAATCTGCTGGAAACATTGTATGCAGTGTATCGGTAGATACTTGATAGTGCATATAAGCAATAACTTTGTAATTAGCACCATCATAGTAAACTGCCATCCATGCCCAGTTATCGCTATCATTGGAGCTATCACCCTCGACATCATTGTAAATGCGCGTAGCTGCGGGGATGTCTGCTGTAAAATCTCTAATCAATGTCACTGCACCGACTCGCACATCATCAATCATGTAAAAGCTCATTCCATCCCTAAAATAAACCCTGTAGTCGTGATTGCCTGACGTATCCCATCGAATCTCGTTATTTTCACCAATTGATTTTGAGCCATTATACAAACTTGTAACAACAGCCCCAGTCAACCTATTTTGTACTGAGCATGATGTTGAGTTAGCACCAAAGACCAAAAATAAATCACCCGCTGTATTTTCTGGTGTGTATCGAGAATAAACAATTAGCGACCTGGTTGACTCTGGAAATTCTGTGGCGTCTGTCAATCGAGTGACTTTGACACCAGTTTCAGGTATTGTAAATGACTCCCCTTTTAGTGGGGTATGACCTAATATATTATAGTCCGGTAAAATCATATCTTTAGTATAGTTACCAGGTGTTGGAGTTGGGGTAGGTGTTGGAGTAGGTGTTGGAGTAGCACAATCAGGCATCACCACATCAGCAACTAATGTAAAATTAGGCACTACGCGCACATCAGCATTCGGATTTTCAACGGTCTGAGTCGTTAAGACTTCCAGTGCTTCTTTTTCCTGATTGTGTGACGATATTAATGCGTTATTAACAAGCACATCAAATTTACCTTGACGCACATAATTTAAACTAAACATAATTATTTCCTCATTAAATGTTTGCTATTAGGAGCATGAGCGACAGATTCAACCTGCTTTAATCGCTCATTGAGTTTTTGGTTTTCTTTGATTAAATACTCGATACGAGCATCATTTTTATTGTTTAAGCGGTCAATAATGCTCTGAGAATAAGCATTAATAACAGGCGCAAAATCAATTCCAATGAATTTGAGAGCCATTGTTAGCACTAAAACTGAACCAGCAAAATTAATTACGGGTTTATATGCGTGACTCTCTAGATCACGCTTATTCATTACCCTACTCGTATTAAGCCGGTGGTATCGTTATCAGTCGGCATCGTAATAGTAAAATCACCTGCTGTAACTGTCTGACTGCCAAAGGTGTGAACGCTCAATGCAATATTACCCTGTGTTGAGTTGTACAATAAAAAAGCATCGAACGCAGTAGACAACGTCACGTTAGTAAAGACAATGCTCGCACTAGGCGTAAAATGTCCAACCCCATTGGTTAGAGTTGGAGCTGTAGCGGTAGTCACTGTCACACCTCCAGCAGTGTAATTCGTGCCAGAAACTTCGCCAGTTGCAGAATAGACCGTAGTTGATGAATTAACAGTAGCAGTTGCAAGGTACAGTGCAGCTTTGTACGTATCCGCTGCCGTAGTTCCTCGAGTAACTGATGTCCCCATTGCGTGTTTGCCATTCATCATATCCACGTGCGCTTGCGTACACATCGCTTGAGTATTAGCCATAATATTTCCTCGTTAAGTTTGTTGCTCTAAAACAACATTTTTTTCTAAATTAACATGGACTGATCTATGCACTAACTCGTCACCATCATAGTATTCAATCCAATTCGACTGGCCATTTTCAAAGTGGTCAGTCCCCGTTTTTTTCGTTAATGTGCTTTCGTCCATCATGCCTTTTGTCGTTGTAATCATGCTATTGTACCATTAATTGTGCCGACTGTAATTTGAGTCAACGTTAAGAAATTTTTATGTATAGCGTCGCCTGCTGCGCCACCTGTGCCGTTGCTTGTCGCTACTCCCGGCTGTCCTTGATCGCCTCCATCTCCAGCACCCGTTACAACCTCGCCATTATTAACTGTAGCGCCTGCGCTTCCTGCTTCATCGCCAGCACCACCACCGCCGTATGTGACAACCAGTCCGGGGAATGGCCCTACACTATCCGCACCAGCGCCGCCGCCACCGCCGATAACGCCTAAATTATCGAGCGTTAAAGCATAGCTCATATTAATGGCAAGGCCGCCATCGCCTCCATCATATACGCCGGTAAGAAATGAAGGTGACCCACCCTTGCCCGCTATAGTGCCCTTGTTAACTAATGTTATTATAGCGCCTGCTGGCCATGTGCCTGTATCTATTGACGCAGTTGATGTTGATGTTGAACCTATTATAACACCAGGATCTACTATAAATTTTGCTTGAGTCGTACCCGTAGGCGCAGGGAATAGGCCATTATAAACTGTCCTTAAATTAACATCTCTCTGGTCGCTACCAAGTACGACTAAATCCACAGCCGGATCGCCGCCGCCCTCATCTTCCGGTAATGCTGCGCCATATTTAAATTCTAACCCATTATACTGATAGACATCGTTTTCTTTTACGCTGATAATTTGAAACATAGTATCTTCTGGGACGCCTGTGAAATCAACCATGTCCCTATGATTAACGCTCCTAAGCGTGCCCGGCCATGTATCAGCATCTTTAGCATCAAGCGAAAAAGTAATCGCCCTGGGAATGTCTGAAAAACGCCTGCCGATTAATGCAGTTGCTTGTAGTGCCGCCGCTTTGTTTGTGTTTGATATCCACCTGGAATTGATGACCTTAAATTCGTTAGTTAAATAAGTATTTATGGAATCAGTATCAACTCTAACGTAAGATTGTTCGTAATTATTAGGCTCATCAAGCCGTTTTGTAGGGTCGAATTGGCCGAAATTAATCAGTACGCTTGACACTCTCATACCGGGAACATCTGACACTTTTACAGAATCTTCGACAAGGTTGCCATCCATGTTTAATACTGTCGCAGATGTTGGAGGCGCCTTTAAAGCGGTTAATTGTATCTGTTGATTTCTTTCGTCCCACCACAAATAGTGTGGCATAGTCTCGGATAATTCTCTTAGTAGCTTCCAGACGTCAAATGGCTTTGGTATTAGCGTAGAGAGTAAACCGGAAAGGTAAGTAGATATTTCAGAAGCCCAATCTGCATCAGGTATAAAAGCGGCATCAACGCTAGCGAAATTTGTTAATAAGTCTTTAACAATAAAGTCTAACTTGCCACGCGTTGCTCCGGAATATTCTAAACATTGCTGTACTGTTGCTCCTGCACTATGTGTTGCTGCAACCGTGTTATATTGCGCCCTGGTAATGTTTAAAGTATCTGCTGAGCGTGTAAATGAAACAATCTCTTTATCTATTAACAACCAGCCGCTTGTAGCATATTCTGAATTTCCGACACCTGCCGGCGCTAAAGATGAAACGATGGCGCTGCTTGTTAAATTTGAAGCCAGCGTACCAGTTGACGCAGCCGGAGCCTGTGCTTTTTTCTGACTAGCTAATTTTAACGGGTCTTTTCCTGTTATTCTCGCCTCACCCCCACTAACGTCCATACGCTCAATAATAAAATGCCGCACCTGAAAATTGTTTAAATCATAGGCGCCTGTTGAATCCAGATAGCCCGAGTAGACCCGTAAAGGTCTAAATTGGTAATTAGGATTTCTAGCCCTTAATTTAGTCCAGAATGTTCCTCGCTCAAATGCGCTCCATGTTCTTTCGGTGATGTATTTATCGATGCCGATATCAGAGCTTTGTGAGTCGGAAAAGGTTAGCGAAACAGACGAGCGAATACCGAGACCGCCACTAACGTCTATTTCAGCCGGCGCGACATTAACGCTTTTTAATGATGGGATGGCGTCTATACCGATGGGATGGGGTGAAACTTCCGAGCAAAATCGGTATATTTTTGTGCCTTTCGTGTAATTTGGCAAGTCGTTAGTAGATGCAATGGTATTAAAGCATTTTGCATCGCCTGTTTCTGTGGCAGTGCAAGGCGCAACGCCACTTGTTAGCGTACAGTAATCTAACTCTAGCTCAACAACCCAAATATGTTGGCGGTTAAATTCAATCCGCTTACTATCAAATGTCACTATGACCTCTCATATTTAATGACACGCTCATTCTGCCATGGCCTCCGCTCATATTAGATGGGGTTATATCATCTACACTGTAGCCGAAAACAGTCTCACTTCTATATCTATCAGGGCGCCACATCAAAAAGAATGGCAGACTCCTAGCAGACTCAACAAATGGCTGAAAGTTGTCCCTGTACCATTCAGGATCTAATAATTGCCATGAATATTGGGATTTTATACCACGTTTTGTAATGTTTCTGCCAAGAAATTGCCCTGATTCTGATACGACAGATTGATATTTTGTATCGGCTGATAAATTTATGGGTGAGTGGCCGCCATAAATTGGCTGCTGCATTTGCAAATAATTACCGGCATAAACAATTCCCAATTCGTGGGCTGCTGATGAGTTCCATTTTAGTTGTATTTCTGTTGCCGCGACCTCATCGAATGTTATCATCACAGCATTATTATTTTTGGTATCTATAGCGCCAACAACTGCCATCGACCCGCCTATTGTTGGAGCTGTAGACAGTTCGACGGTTTCGTTTGCTAGGTCATGAGCTGCTATTGCAATATAATTAATTTTAGCCTTAGATGCCATTTGATATTTTAACGTTTGAGATCCATTTGGCATAGAGTACCGCTCCCAAGTATTTGGTATAAGCGCAACTTCTGCGCCGCTGGTCGCTGTTGTCGTCAAAAGATTGTTATAGCCGATCAACGCACCTGCTGAGTTTTGTATGATAGCTTCTGGCTTCAAAATTCCCACCTTTTACCAGCAAAACATTGGAGCTTATCTTTTAAATTTGTCATAGCGCTTTCTCCGGTCACCTTGCCTGACTTGCTTATTTTAGGGACAGGCAAAAAGAATGGCAATAATTTTCCTTGTTTAACAGGTTTTGAACTATCTGCCAAAATAGTCTCGTCAGTATCGCCTGAGAATAAAACTATTTTATAGCCTTTCACTACCTTAGTTCCAGCAAGCTGTATGCCGATTTCAGAGTTCTTTTTTACTTTCAGAATTTTCATAATATGCTCACTATGTAAAAAAATGTGCCGAGTAAAAAGCCGCGAGAATATTCCATCAAATCCCATTTACCTTTATTCACTATTCTTGCTAAATAGGCGCCTGCTGTAAAGGATAGAGGAAACGCTATTGATAAAATTGCTATCTTAAATGATGACAAATAAAGCCCAACCAGCAAGACAGGCAAGCCCCACATGATGCCGCGCGTTATTACGGCTAGCTTAGGATGTTTAACCAGATATTTAGTTTCCCACCATTCTTTATCTTTTAAGTTAATTTTACGGTAAATAAAAGCAGACAATGGTGCGCCCCATCCTGCCGACTCACCCAATACAATGGCTAGCATTAATAGATAAGAGTCGAAAGGTTGAGCCAATATGTAAGCGAACAACCAAACGAAAATAGCTCTTGTTCCCCTGGCTCTGTCTGCAATAGATGACATTAAGATATAAATCATAATAATGCAATCTCCTGAGACGTTAATGCTTCATCGTAAATTGACAATTCCTTTATGTGTCCAAATATCTGATTTGCTGACAGACTGTTACCAACTCCTAAAGAGTTTATTCCCTGAGGTAAGGTAAAACTTGTATCTGAACCAACTAAATTTCCATCTGCATAGAGATTTATTGCTGATGACTCGTATGTTTCTACAACGTCAACAAATAAGCTAGACGAAGATCCACCAGCAATTGACCATTGAGTTATTGCTGATGATGATCCGAAAGAATTTGAATGATTCCCAGCCCCGTTATAGATAAGATGCCTGTTATCGTTAGTTCCATCGTCAATTTGTGTGATATATCTGCCGCCAGGGGAGTCAGACGACGATCCATCATATCTCGCGTTGGCATATATTGATCCGATTGAATCGTTGAAGTTTATGGGAGCTAACATTAAATCTCCAGCGCGACTCACAGCAGCGCCTTCTGTCCTGATGTAACTTGTTGCAAATGGCGATGCCTCGACTTGTGCGCCCCAATAATACGACCCTTTACCAGTTCCATTTCTATCTGGATAAAAGAAAATTCTATTAGATGTATTTACTGCATCACTTGTTGCTGCGAATGACAGTCTCCACCAACCGTCAAATAATTCCTTAGCTGCGAAGTCTTTGCCATTTCCAGTATACGACGATAAAGACGGAACGCCAGACGTCCATAAAATATCAACCGCTCCCTGTACATCACCTCCTGTTAAATCAAACAATTCAATTCTTGACTGGAGAGAATCTATATTTTTTGAATATATGGATATTGTATAATCTGATGATGTCGACAGCGTAAGCGCTTGAGAAAAAGTCCCGCCAGCAGAAGTGGAAGTTATTTTATCAGCGCTTATAGTTTCATCAGGGGCTTTTATATCGTTAGCTGTAATAGTTGCGCTCGATTTAACCCATGAAGAATTATTAAATTCTTCGCTTCTTAGCGCTAAATTTGTTCCCGAGCCTTCCGCGAGGTATCCAAGACTTTCGCCATTAATTGGGTCATATTCAAATCTTGCTGACTCGGTGAATGAATTAGTGACTGATGTTGTTATTGATTGCACGTATGGCAACAGTTTTACCGATTCAGTTATTTGTGCTCCTGTTGCAAAATAAAACTCTCCTGTACCAACATAAGCGCTAAATGTTTTTGAATATAATCTTAACGATGCGCTTGTTCCTGGAGCCGTTGTCGTAACCGAGCACCTGTAATACCCATTTTCTGATGGTGTCATTGAATATTCTAACGGCGTTGAAAATAGCGAGTCGACAACTCCATTTTTTAAATCAAACAAAACTCCAACAGCAGACGAAACATCATAAACTCCAACAAGACTTTCTGTCCCTGATTTAAGGTAAACGCTAATATTAACCTTCGCTCCCGAAGTTACTGTTGCTGTGTTTGACGTTACTGTATGTACCGCAATAGCCGCGTTATCAATAATCTTATCTGATGTCAATCCTCTTGACAATGGGCTGTTTGATGAGTTTGCAGATACAGAGGCATTACCTTTAGCCCATGCAGCGTTGTCAAGTTGCTCGGAATACGTTAATAGGTTAGTGACGCTTCCAACATAATCCGTGTCTAAAAAATATTCCCACTTTCCACAGTTCATACGCCGGTTGATAAATGTTGCACTTGAATTGCGCGTGTATGTAAACAAATCAGCAAATTCAACGCCAACCCCGCACTGGGCATAACACTGGCTAGCAAAATCTAAATTGAGCAATGGCGTTAATGACCTGGGTATAGCTGATGATGTCTGAGCGGTTAATGATGCTGGGGCAGATGGTACGGATGCTGTTTTTGTTGTCAGAGAATTAGGCGCAACGGCATTACCAACCGCTTTTGCTGGGGTGTTCGCAGGATTTCCAACACTCCCAATGGTTTTAGCTGTTGTACTTGCAGGCTTAACAACAACGCCAACTGATTCTGATGTTGTGCTTGTTGGTACAGCAACGCTTCCAACGGCTTGAGTTGATAGACTGTTAGGCGCTACCGGATCATTCGATGATTTTGCAGTGGTGCTTGCAGGATTGCCGACGCTGCCTATTGATTTAGCGGTAGTGCTGTTAGGTGCTGATGCTACGCCTACAGATTTAGACGTGGTACTAGCGGGTACAGCAATTGCCCCGCTTGTTTCAGACGCTAAAGAACTAGGCGCCACTGTCTGACCTGCTGTTTCAGACGTTGTACTATTTGGCGCATCTGGTGTGCCTGGTGGTTTAGGTGTTACTGCCATATTATCCCCCTGTCGATAGTATAACACCATCGCCGGTCTGTTCGTTTATCTGATTAATTAATGTTCTCACTTGTTCTGTCGTAAATTGAGAATCGCCTGTAATATTTATGCTGATATTTCTCTGCGCTTGAGGTGCTTGCTGCTGTTGGGGTTGTTGTCTTTGCTGTGGCACAGTGCCGCCTCCTGCACTTGCATTTCCACCGCCGCTTTTGCCTATCTGTTTAATCATAGCAGCTGTTTTAGCGACGCTTAACGCGGTATAAGCTGCGGCTAAATATGGCCCGCCTGCCTGCATACCTTTATCCCATGCGTGTACTGCTGCTTCCGCGCCTGATATTAAAGCGTTTCCTTTAGCGATTGCCTTTGCTATTTTCTGAGCCTTCTTGCCGCCTAATTGCAATAGGCTCGCGGCGGCTGCCAGTCCTGTTTGCAAGTTCTGTAGTCGTTTTTGCCTATCTGCTGACTCTGCATCGATAGTGAGGCTTTCATGTTCGCTGCGTAGTTGATCTGCGCGCTTAAAGAATTCAGTCTGACTAATCGATTTATCATCCAGAGCTTGTTGCAAACGTGCTACTTGATCAGCATATGCAGCATTTTCTATTTCAACCTGGGTATCAAATCTAAGTTGCAAATCTTCGAGGAACAATTGATCATCTGCAAGCCGTCTTTCTCTATCTGCCGCCGCTTTGTTAGCTAGCCTTTTCGCTTCCGCTTCATCTATTCTTTGTTGAGCTTTTTTTCTATTCTCTGCCTCTAGATCAATAATTGCATTTTTTTCTTTCTCCTCTTGCCTTGTTATTTCGACTTCTTTTGTAGCGTTATCAGCCTGCATCTTCTTTCTTCTTGCAAGTTCGTCTGATAATATATTTAATCTTTCTTCTGCCGCTTTTTTTGCTTGTTCTAAACCAATTGTACCGCCTTGCATAAACTGTGACTTTGAGTTTTCCTTATTCAGCCTTTCGGTTGCTGCCCTTAGCTCATCTGATGCTATAACGCGCTGCTTTGTTAGATCAATAATTGCATTTTGGTTTTCTATAAGCGCTCTTTGCCTTCCTGCTTCATCCAACTTGCCAAATTTTGCCGCTTGCTCGCCAAGCTGCTTATTAGTCTTTGCTATTTTAACTGCCACCTCATCTTGCGAGCCGCCAAATAGAGACAATGCTGATATTGCGGTAAAAATGATCCCTGCCGCTCCAAACGCCACGCCTAAAGCCGCCGCTGCCGTTCTTGCGGATGCAGTCATAACAGTTAATCCGCTTGACGCTGCTAATGCCGCCCTTTGCACAGCAAACGCCTCTACCTGTGCCGCTGTGAAAGATATAGCTAATTTGCCGGCCATAGTCAAAGCTAATGCCTCGGCAACTTTTAGCACTGTGTCAAGATTTTCAGACATGGTGACGAAAACATCACCGAGCTTTGACACGCTACTATTCATGTCATCATTTGCGCCAACAAACTGGATGGCGTTATTTTTTGCTATTTCTAATTTTTGAGAAAATGTAGCTACAGCTAAGGAAAAGTCTTTATCAATGGCATCTGAGTACCCCTCCAGGCTTTTTATTAATACATCCGCAGTGATTGCGCCTGTAGCCGCTAGGTTTCTTAGCTCTCCTGCCGTTTTACCTGTCGCCTTTTTGATGGCTTCCATGATGACCGGTGCTTGCTCGGCAACGGAATTAAACTCATCGCCTCTCAAAGCCCCAGAAGCCAAAGCCTGTCCTAGCTGTCTTATAGCGCCAGACGCCTCTGCTGTGGTTGCCCCAGATATGGCAAACGCTTTATTAATAGTGCCTGTAAGTTTAACAAGTCTGTCTTGTGATATATTTAGGTTTCTTGTGCTTCTCTCTAATTTTGTATATAAATCAACTGTTGATTCGATACCTGAGCGCGTGTCGTTTGACACTTGGAAAAGTCTTTGTGTGGTTTCTGCTAGGTTGCCAGTTTCTTGAGTGGCGACCCTTAATTTGTTTGTGATGTCGGTAAATGATGACGATAAATCAATAATCTTTTTTGACGCTAACACGAAACCAGCAGACAGCGCGGCGATTGACGCTACGTTATCTGATGACCATTTTTTAAATGCTGCTGTGCTTTTTTTTGTGGAGCCTGAAAGTTTGTCAATCCTTTGATCAACTTGTTTTAGCTTTGATTTTAGTCCCTTAATATCTGCTGTGATTTCGACACTTAATTTTCCTACACTACTCATAATGTTTCAATGCCTTCTGCTATAAGTGCCTCGCGCCTTTCTACCAGCGCATCAAAATCATCCTCGTGGATATTTCCTACCATTTTAGACCTTTTGGCCTCGATTAAAATTGATACCTCCGCTGGTGTCATTTGCCAATATTCAGACGGTGGCAGTCCATATTGACCCACCACTATCTGATAAACGGTCTCCCAGGGGAAACCATCAATCGGGTTTACTTCGCCTCGCTGGCTTTTTTTTTCGTAGTTGGGAATATTACGTTGAATATCTCATACATTACATCAATTAAGTCTGTTGGTGTAAAGTCGTCACCTGCAAACATACCTTCGAAAACTTGATCTTGTGTGACCTCGCATCCAGCAGAAGAAAGCAGCAAAGCAATTAAATGGGCGCAGTGGGAATAACGAATATCGCCCTGGGTGACACGATTAACCAGTTGCAAAAGGTTTATATCTTCCTCAATTTGATCAATTAGCCGCATAGTCATATTGATCTTATACGGCTTACCATCCCATGTTATTTTAATCGTTTTGTTAATGGCCATTTTATGTACCAGCAACAAACGTTAATGGGCCTGATGAGCTAAATGTTGCGTCATAAGTCGTTAATCCGTTGCTCTCGCCAGTCTGAGACACTGAGTCCATAAACGCATCAAATGTTAATGTTGAATTAGTCGTGGCGCCATCTGGATAAGTAACAACTACGTTAAATAGTTGACTTGTACCCATATACGCACTGATTAATTCTAAATTTTTGACGATGCCTGAAAAGCTAAACTCGAGATTTTTAACGCCCGGCTTTGCTAGTCTTTCCTGCCATCCGCTTGACTGGTCATCTGTGGTGTCTAATGGCTCACTGTTAAACGTCCACGACTTTGAGTTGACGCCAACTAAAGTTGACGAGCCAAGGGTAAATGTGACCTCTCGACCGATAATTCCAATTCCTGTACTCATTTTAAATACCCTCGTATATTAAAGTAAAACGCTGTATTCCAACGCTTGTAATCCCATCGCTATCCTTAGCAATCGTGCTGAAATCTTGAGTCATTGCTGATGTTCCATAACTTGTAGTATCTGCAACATTAGCTCTATGTAATATGTCGTATATCTCTTTCATGATATCTGACAATTCTGTAATGCCTCTATACCTTGAGTAAGTTATGACCTGCACTGTAGCTAAAAAAACCAACTCTAAATCTGTATCGCCATTGTCTGATTT